ACTTCAACCGACACAGATTTTGATTTCGGTATCACTGGTGGTGACTTGGACAACTTTGTTGACGGCTTCGACTTCGATGGTGCATCTGCTGGTGACTACGCATTTAAGGCAGGACAAACTCCTGTTCTTATTGGTGGCACTTCCGATACCATTGATATCGAAATTCAGGCAATGACAGGCACAACGACAGGCGGTAAAATCCGCATGTTTGCTGTTTGCTTGGATGTTGATGATCCGGGCGACATGACTGCTCAAGAAGTAGACCGCGATCAACTCGCGTAAATGAATAGAGGGGCAGCGTGTTACGTTCCCTGTTTATGTTGCCCCTCTAGCTTTTAAGGATTTATAATGGCTGAATCATTTCTTACATTGACAAATAAAGTGTTAGTTAAATTGAATGAAGTAGAACTTACTTCTTCTAACTTTACCTCTGCACGTGGAGTTCAAGTTCAAGCACAAAATGCTGTCAACGAAGCCATTAGATATATTAATCAAAGAGAATTTAATTATCCGTTTAATCATTCTACCAAAAGTGAAACATTGGTTCCGGGTACTGTGCGATATAGCATACCCACCACAGCTAAGACAGTTGACTATAACACATTTAGAATAGTCAAAGATACTGACACCAATACTTCTGGAGGTAGACTACGAAAGTTAGATTATAACGAATATATTAATGCGTATATAACACAAGAAGATGAAATAACGACAACGACACTAAACGGTTCACATTCTGATTCCGTAACGACATTAACACTAACATCAACTACAGGTTTTGATTCTACAGGTAAAGTGTATATAGGTAGTGAAATCATCACTTATACAGGTATACTAGGTAATGATCTTACGGGTTGTACACGGGGTGCTGAAAGTACAACAGCATCAGCACATGCCAGTGGTGTTCAGGTAGCGCAGTTTGATTCAGGTTCTGCTCCAATTTATGTAGTGCGAACATTAGATAATAATTATTTGTTATACCCATACCCCGAAAAAGCGTATACATTAAAGTACGACTTTTTTACATTTCCCTCTGACATGTCAGCACATAGCGACACAACAACTATTCCAGATAGATTTTCACCTGTTATTGTAGATGGTGCTGTATCTTATGTGTATCAGTATCGTGGCGAAACACAACAGTATGGTATTGCCTTTGCTAGATTTGAACAAGGCATTAAGAATATGCAAACACTCTTGGTAAATAAGTTTGAGTATGTTCGTTCAACATACATACCATACACTGGAAATACTAGAGGTTCTAATAACGTAAGGGCAGAATAAATGTCAACAACACAACCTAGTGCTTTTAACTGCGAAGGCGGCTTGATACTAAATCGTTCTACGTTCTTGATGCAACCGGGTGAGGCATTAGAACTACGTAACTTTGAGCCTGACATTGAAGGTGGGTATAGAAGGATTAACGGGTTCTCTAAGTACGTATCTGCAGTAGTGCCACACACCTCATCATCTTCTGAAAAAATTCTTATGGTAGCTACGTTTGGTAGCAATGTTTTAGCAGCTAGAGGAACAAGTATATTTAGTGCAACTCCGGGTGGTTCTTCTTGGACAAGTAGGGATAGCGGCAGAACTAGCGCAGGTAAGTATAACTTTGAACGCTTTAACTTTGATGGCACAGATAAAATAATAGTAGTAGATGGTGCAAATGCACCTACAGTATTTAATAGTTCTTTAGCCGCAACTGATGTAAGTGAGAGTGATGTAGCAGGTGCTAAGTTTGTTGCGGCATTTAAAAATCACATGTTCTATGCTGGCAAATCTAGCATACCACAGACTGTAGTATTTAGTCAGCCAGCAGACGAAGATGCTTTTAACAGTGGTTCTGGTGCTGGTACTATCAATGTAGACGACACTATAACAGGACTTAAAGTTTTCCGTGAAGATTTGTTTATCTTTTGTGAAACTCGTATATTTAAACTAAGCGGTACATCAAGTTCTAATTTTGCTATAGTTCCTGTTACACGTGATATTGGCTGTATAAATGGCGACACTATTCAGGAATTTGCTGGTGATCTTATTTTTCTTGGCCCTGACGGGTTGCGTACAATTGCAGGTACGGCAAGGATTGGTGACGTGGAATTGGGAACTATAAGTTCTAATGTACAGTCTATATTTAACGATAACATTAGTAGCGCATCAGAATTTGACTCCGTAGTTATTCCAGATAAAACACAGTATCGTATATTTTTTACAAAGTCTGGAACTGCTGAAACTGTAACAAAAGGTGTTATCTGTGTTCTTAAAGGTCAAAGGTTTGAGTTTTCAGAAATACAAGGAATAAAGCCAGCAAGTACAGATCACTTTGTTTCTGCTGGTGATGTAATTGTTTTACACGGTGCTTACGAAACGGGCTATGTATATAGACAAGAATCTGGCAATACGTTTGATGGCACTGTAATATTTGGTAGATATAGAAGTCCTGACCTAACTTTGGCTGACCCCGGCATTAGAAAACATATGCAAAGGGTTATTATAAACTATAAGCCTGAAGCTGCTATTAACTCTAACTTGCTTGTTAGATATGACTACGAGGCGGCAGACTCGTCAAGACCTGCAGCTTATCCCTTAGACTCTGAAGATGTTGTTGCTATATATGGCACATCTGTATACGGAACACCTATCTACGGTGGTGCATCACAACCGCTAGTAAGACAGTCTGTAGAGGGTTCGGGATTTGCTATAGCACTGAGAGTAGAAGATAGTGCAGAGACAGCACCGTACTCATTAAAAGGGTTTCAATTAGAATACCAGCTAGGAGAGAGAAGATAAATGGGTGACACGTATACTAGGCAGTCCTCCTACACTGACGGAGATGTTATTACTGCCGCACACACCAACAATGAGTTTAATCAGCTTCTTGCGGCGTTTGCTGCCAGCACAGGCCATACACACGATGGCACTGCTGCTGAAGGTGGACCTATTACTAAACTGCTTGGCAACACGTTAACCTTTGGTGCGGGTACTGCTGGCACAGATATTACTATTACCTTTGATGGTGAAACCAGTGACGGTGAATTAAAGTGGATGGAAGACGAAGACTATTTTGAGTTTTCGGATGACATACTTATAGCCAGTACAGAAAAAATACAGTTTGGTGATACTGCATCTTTTATACAACAATCGTCTGATGGCGTTTTACGTATAGACGGTGAGGCAACTGTAGATATTAATGCCTCTACAGCCGTGCTTGTTAGTAATGATTTAAAATTAGATAGTGACGCTGCTGTATTAGGCTTTGGGGTTGACAATGATGTAACATTAACTCATGTAGCTGATACTGCGCTGCTATTAAATAGCAGTAGACAGTTGCAATTTGGTGATAGCGGAACATACATTCATCAGTCAGCAGATGGTGTTCTTGATCTTGTGGCTGATACAGAAATAGAAATAAATGCCACCACTATTGACATTAACGGTAACGTAGATATATCTGGCACACTTACTATTGGTAGTGCTGATATATCAGAGACAGAATTAGAAATACTTGATGGTGCAACAGTTACCACAACAGAACTAAATGTTCTTGATGGTGACACAACTGCCAGTTCTACAACTGTAGCTGACGCAGACCGTGTTGTATTTAATGATGCTGGAACTATGAAGCAGGTGGCGGTCACTGACTTAGCTGCCTATTTTGATGACGAAATTACGGCGATGCCTAATCTTGTTACAACAGGCGCACTTAACTCTGGCTCTATTACGTCTGGCTTTGGCACAATTGATACAGGTTCGTCTACCATTACTACAACTGGTTTGATTACAGGTGGATCACTTGATATTGATGATGTTTTAATTAATGGTTCAACTATTGGTCACACAGATGACACAGACCTAATGACTCTTTCTAACGGTGTATTGACTGTAGCTGGAGAGGTTGACGCTGTAAGTCTTGACGTATCAGGTGATGCAGATATTGATGGTACACTTGAAGCTGACGCAATCACAATTGCTGGTGTTACACTGGCTGAAACAATCTCTGATACTGTTGGTGCTATGGTTAGTTCCAATACTGAAACTGGTATATCTGTAACATATGATGACAGCGATAATACACTTGACTTTGTTCTTGGTACAGCACAGACAACTATTGAATCTGTAAAAAATACTAGTCTTGTAATCGGTAGGGATGACGACAATCTTATTAAGTTTGGAACAGACAATCAGATCATTTTTGAAGTGTCTGGTGGCGACAATGTTATTTTCAAGGCAAGTGGTGAGATTGAAGCAAGCAGCCTTGATATTAGTGGCGATGCTGACATTGATGGCACACTTGAGGCTGATGCAATCACTGTTAATGGCACAGCACTAAATACTGTTATTGCAGGTGTGACCGTCACTGATGCAACCAACTCTGCCCATGTCTTAGTAACTGACAACGAAAGCACAAACGAAGAAAACCTTATTACTTTTGTAGAGGATGCTACTTCTAGCACGGGTAATGTTGGCCTAGAAATGGATGGTAATCTTACCTACAATCCAAGCACAGGCACTATAACATCAACTATATTTAAAGGTAACATAGATGCAGTAGACGGAGACTTTGATGGAACTCTGGAAGCTGACGCAATCACGTTAGATGGCACAGCCATCACAGCTACTGCCACCCTTGATACAGGCATCTCAAACAATAACGTGCCAAAGTTTACAAGCGGTGTTGTAGACAATGACTTCCTGCGTGTAGATGGCACGGCTATTGAAGGACGTTCTGCATCAGAGGTGCTTTCTGATATCGGGGCTGCACCAGCGGCTGGAGACTCTAACATTGTTACAACAGGTGCGCTAAACAGTGGTAGCATCACCAGCGGATTCGGTGCTATCAATAACGGATCAAGTGCTATTACAACCACTGGCACTATGACATTCGGTAGCTTGTCTGATGGTTCTATTACAGTTACAGCATTTGTTGACGAAGACGACATGTCATCTGACAGTGCAACTCTTATTCCTACACAGCAGTCTGTTAAGGCATTCGTAGAAGCTAATGCAGGTAGCTTTAACAGCTTCTTTATAGAAGACGATGATGGCACAGAAGTTACAATCAACAACGCCAAAGAATTAAAGTTTATCGGTTCAGGAATAACCACTAACTTTACTGACACGTCTACGGGCAGTGATGGTGATCCATTTGATCTTACGTTTACAGTTGACGCTGCACAAACAGGGATTAATTCTATAAAAAACACCAGTCTTGTTGTTGGTAGAGATGATGATAATCTAATTAAATTTAGCACAGATAATCAAATCATCTTTGAAGTATCTGGCGGTGACAATGTAATATTTAAAGCTAGTGGTGAAATTGAAGCAAGCAGTCTTGATATCAGCGGAGACATAGACGTTGACGGCACTACAAACCTTGATGTTGTGGACATAGATGGTGCATTAACACAAGATGGTGGTGCAGTATTTAATGAAGCAAGTGCTGATGTAGACTTCCGTGTCGAAAGTAACGGCAATGCCAATATGCTGTTTGTTGACGGTGGTAATGATTTCGTAGGCATAGGTACAAATTCTCCGGGTCACTTGCTTCATTTAAAAAACAACAACCCAACTGTTCGCTTAGAAGATTCAGACGGCGCATCAAACATTTATAGTTTGGTCCAAGCAGACGCCGCAGGAAGCGTCTACATTAGCGCGGATCATGGTAACAACGCTAGCAGTACAAAGATTGCGTTTCTTGTAGACAGTAGTGAGATTGCTAGGTTTGATAATAGCGGGAATTTAGGAATCAACATAACAAATCCAACTCAAAAACTCCATGTGTCTGGCAACGCCATTGTTACTGGCATAACACGAATAGGTAATGGTACAGCAAGCTCACCCGCATATCAATTTGTAGATGATACCAACACGGGAATGTTCAGAGCAGATTCTGATAATCTTGCATTTTCCACGGGCGGCACTGAACGGTTCCGTATAAATGGTTCGGGCCATATAAATATCGGACAGTCTTCCAGCAGCAATCCCGGAGATGGCAATACTACAGTAGGAACTAGTTTAAGAAGTGTTGGAGATGCTTTTTTTAGTAGGGATGATGCAGAGGCTTTATATGCTAACAGAAACGATGCTGGCAAAGTAGCTGTTTGGCGACTAGCTGGGGTAGAAAAAGGTTCTATTTCTCTTGCTAGTGGTGGTGCTACATATAACACCACCTCCGACCTACGCCTCAAGCAAGACATAGAGCCATTGGTTGCAACCGACAAATTAATGGCTATGAACCCTGTGTCATACAACTGGAAGGTTGACCCAGATGGGCCACGCAGTATGGGTTTTATTGCACAGGAAATGGCTGAAATCATGCCCGAAGCTGTAAGCACTGGCAATAATGAAATGATGCAAATGGACTACGGGCGTATCACGCCAATCTTGGTGTCTGCATTGCAGGATGCACATAAGAAAATTGAAGAACTAGAAAGCCGTATTGCGGCGATGGAGAGTAAGTAATGGGATTTATTGGACCAGATTTTCACGTACTAGGTGGTTTAAGTAGCTTTATGGATGCAAGCAAAAGTGCTGGTGGTGGTTCTACAGATGGTGGTAGCACCGTATCAGGTGTTGTAAGAGCATGTCAGCAGGGCAGCAGTTCATTTACTGCTGGGAGTTATAGCGGCACTTGGCTCGTGCTATGCCATTCGATTGAAAACAATGGTCGTCATGGTCTTTGTGTAAGGACAGCATAATGTTTTCTGGTATTACATATAAAAATGTTCGCAATCCTCAATGGCATAACTCTGCAAAAACTATGATTGAGTGTGAAGTAGATTTTGATCATTTGGGTGATGAGGGTGTGTATTCTCCTTTTATCGCTGTGGAATCTGGCGATTATGACCATACACATCAAATTTATGCAGAATGTGTGGCTGAAAAGTACGGAACTGTTGCGGCATACTCTGCCCCTGCTGATATTACTGGCAGTGAGGCACAAGTATATATCCGCATGGAACGTGATCGGTTACTAGCTGAGACTGATTTTTATGGTAATTCTGATGTT